GTTGTAATACACCTTCTTGTAATTGATCTGTAGAAACTCCAGTAACTTTTGAAAGAACATTTAAATCTTTTGTATATTCTTTTAATTCTTTTGTAAATTTTGTTTTATCTAATTCTCTTGATCTACCAGAAATCATTTCTGTTTGCAATTGTCTTGCTAAAATTTTATTAAGATTTTCTGAATTGTATCCTAAATTGTATAATTCTTTGTTAAGAGTAGGATCAGTAAATTGATCTCGTATTCCACTGAATGCTTTTGCACCTTCAGTAACAGTTCCACCAAATGCAGCAAGAGCTTTAGAATTTTCTGAGATAAATTGAGTAAATTCTTCAATTGGCATTCTTGCTTCAGCAGCAGTTTTCATTAATTCTAAAATATTATAATTAAAACTTGCACCAACTGAATTTGTTTTTTCAAATGCATTAAATCCTTTATTAAAAAAATCAACTAACGATTTTCCAGTAGAACTGATTAATGAAAATGTTCCACTTATTGCCATTCCACTAATATCATATAAAGTATTTCCAAAAGATTTTGTTTTTTCACTTAAACTTTCTAAATCTTTTATGTATTGTTTATGTTTTTCTGACGAATCTTCGATATATCTAATATTTTTTTCAAGAGCCTTATTAAAAAGTTTTTGTGCTTTATCTCCTGCACCTTTTTCTTTTGAGTTAAGTGCTTTAACTAGAGATTTAAGTGTTTCTTCTGTTGCAGCATTTTCAAAAATTGCTCCATCAAAATCACTTCCTTTAACTACAACTTTATCTTTATTGGCCATTAATTTTCACCAGTTATCTACGCATATAAATATAAGGAATACGCACATTATTTATTGGAGTAAAAAATGAATTTTCCACTTCCTCCTAGTTCGGCTTCTAATCAAGCCCCAGCTAATCCTTTAAAGAAGTATTTTAGACAACCTAAAATTTATCTAAAGTTACCAAGTGGTGGAAACTTTTATCCACCTGGAGCAATTAAGATGACTGAAAGTGGAGAAATTCCAGTTTATGCTATGACTGCAAAGGATGAACTAACTTTTAAGACCCCAGATGCTCTTTTAAATGGAGAAGCAACTGTTGATGTTATTAAAAGTTGTATTCCAAATATTATAAATCCTTGGGCAATGCCTAGTATTGATAGTGATGCTGTATTGATTGCTATTAGACTTGCTACCTATGGAGAAAAATTAGAACTAACAACTAAAGTTCCCGGAACAGGTGAGTCAAAAGATTTCGAAATAGATTTAAGAATACTATTAGATCAACTTACATCATTTCAATTTGAACCACATATTAGAATTAATGATGAAATTATTGTTGAAATTAGACCAATAACTTATAAAGAATTTACAGAAAACAGTCTTAGAACTTTCGAAGAACAGAAAATTTTTAGGTTAGTTAATGATGAGACAATTCCAGACGAACAAAAGCTACAAGCATTTGCTAATAGTTTTAAGAAATTAACAGATTTAACCATTAATATAGTCACTAAGAGCATAGTTTCTATAGATACCCCAGAAGGTAAAGTTACTGATAAGGCATTAATATCTGAATTTTTTAGTAATGCTGATAGAGAAATGTTTAGCTTAATATTAAAGCATCTAGAAAAAATGAAAGAGAATAGTTCGTTAAAACCTATGAAGGTTGTTGCAACCCTAGAAGATATTGCTGCTGGTGCACCTGAAGAATATGAAATACCAATAACGTTTGACCAATCAAATTTTTTCGGATAAGACTCCTTAGTATGGATCTCCCTGAGATCCTCAAGGAAGTAGAAAAACTTGATAAGGAGTCAAAAGATATAAAACAAGATTTGATGAAAATGTGTTGGTACATGAGAGGCGGTGTATCTTACGAAGATGCACATTATATGTGTATTGAAGATAGACAAATTATTTCAGGAATAATTAAAGAAAACTTAGAAACTACCAAGAAATCAGGCTTGCCGTTCTTTTAGCGGCAAGCAATTACTACATGTGTTAAAGTTGATTCAGAAATTACAATTTTATATCCAAGATCTTTCCAATAAATGTTATTTTCTTTTAAAAGATTGCTTGCTATAATATAATTTGCACGTTCCATTCTTAAATGACTTAATCCTTGTGCAGCTTTTGCTAATAATGGATTATTCATTCTCTTAAGAACACTCATTGCCGCAGCAGCACCTGATTTTGCTTCAGGTGATCCTTTACGATCAGACAAAAATTTAATCATTTCTCTAGCAAGATCGAATTTTTCTTTATCACTTGTTGCTGATTTAATATCTTTTGTCCAAGAATTAAGATAAGAACTTATAGAATTATTACTTTTTTGTACAGGTGATGCTGTTTTTGCTAAAGGTGCTTTTGTAGGAACATTATTAGGTGCTTGATTTGGAGATTGTACCGGTGGTGCTTTTGTAGGAACATTATTAGGTGCTTGATTTGGAGAAATTAAATCACTTTGTGGTTCAACTCGACCACTCGGAGATCTACTAGCAGATTGTTGAACAGCTTTTAAGATTAAACTATCTACTTCTTTACCAGTTAAGATTCTTTCATATGCTAAAGAGGATTCTTTAATTACATTTGTTATATCGTCAGGTGTAAATCCTTTTGATTTTAAAAAATCTGATAAATTTTCTGAACTAGGATGTTTTTGACCAATTTGACCAAGGTATTTCATATATTGATCTTTCCAAAGATTAGCAACACGACCAGTATCAAGTTTACCTTTTGCTTGATGTCCTATACTTCCAGGAATCTTAGACAATATTTTTTGTCCAAATTTATTCAACATTCCCATTGGTGCTTCATTAAGATCATTTAGATTCATTGTTGCTCTCTTGTAGTGTATATTATTTATTATTAAGTGATGAGCTAACGCTCATCAGTGATTGCTTTCGTAAACTCAAGCATCACATTTTCTTTTTGATTTAAGAGATAATTTCATGTAGATTATATCAGTCAGATGGAACCTACTACGGTTCCACCAATCTCGATAACTTCATGTGAGTTACACCAGCCGAGATACGGAAGTAGGTATTTTTACGCTCCACGGGCTCTGTGCTTTCCCAACCTACCACGACACATCTTGCGATGCCTTGGACTCGTTCCTAGTTTCCAAGGTTTTTAGGAGCATTGTTTAACGGTACTCAAAGTCTGACCACAATTGTGGACTCGATGAGGGTCGAACTACTTCGACCAAACAGGACCTATAGCCTATAAATTAGAAACTGAAATCTGGATTGTGTTTGATATAATTTTCAAACTTAAATCTTGATAAATTATATGCCTTGGCTGCTTTTTTAATTGAAGTAAACGTGCCTAAAGGTGTTTTTATTGTTTTGGCATTCCCTGGAACATTGCCTTTGTGAGAATCACTCATTTTTTGTTTAGTATTCTCTGAAAATACTTGAGATTTTCTTTTATCACTAATTTTTTCTTTAGTTACGTTAGATAAGGATATGCCTTTACGAGCTTGAGAGATTTTTTGTTTGGCCTCTTCGTTGTGTGGATGTTTTTTTCCTGTATTGCTTTTACCAATTTTAACTTTATGATCAGCAGATAATACTCTACCAGATGCAGACGGGGGGTGAAACCCACCTTTGTTGAGATTCCAGCCTATATTTTTAATTGGGCGGAGTTTCTCTTCATAATCGTAACACTCTTCTTCGCTTCCTTCGAATAAAATTGTTTGAGTTAGATTGTTAGAATATTTTTTAATAACTCTAGATAGGTAAGGGTTGCAGTGATTATCTTTTTTCACGTCGTTGCGGTGTTCCCAGAGACGGTAAGATGGGTTTCTAGAAACTCCAACATAACCTTCTATATTTGCGTCAGTATGCTCAGGCAGATGTAACCAATATACATAAGTCAAAGCGTTCTTACCTTCACAGAAATCCATTTATTATACCACAACTTCCCATCTAACAATACATCAAAATCGAACTGGTATTTTGCTTCGTAGTACGATAGTTCGTTTTTTGACTTACAATACTTTAGTATCTCTCGAGTAAACTTGTCTGCCCCTAAAGATATAACATCATCTTTTAGTTCCGTAGAACTTGACCAATATTCTTGCCAATCAGAATCTACTTTTGATCTGATCTTTTTTTTAATTTTTTTCCCGTTCTTCTGCGTAACCGTCTTGTATTTTGTTCTGGAAAACTTTGCTAATTTTTTACCTATATACTTTCTACCAGTGGTTGTATTGGTTATGCAATAAACAAATCCAACACAATCTTCTGGTAGTTCCTCAATGACGGCACCTTGATAGTGCCAAGTCAATTACTTCGCTTTTGCTTCCTTGCGGGCGTTCTTTTCTGCTGTGATTTCGTTACGACGAGCCTTAATTGCCTTGCTCATTTCTCCAAGGGCCTTACGTGCTCTAGTACCAGCAGCAGAATTACCACCTACAAACTTTGCATCTTCGGCTTGCCAAGCAGCAAAATGATCTGCGATTGTTTTAATTGTTTCACTCATTACTTTTACCTTTCTGTTTATCTGATTTTTTTACTCTTTTTTTTCTTTTTTCTTGTATTTCCATTCGTCTTCTTCGGGCAACAACTCTTAATCTTCCTAATGCATTTCTTGCCTCAAGACCTTTATAGTCCCATCCTTTGGTTTCCCATAATTCGTTTGCTTCAAAGTATTTGACAATTTCAATCATTATCTGATCGTGTAAATCTTTTTCTACTTTAACTTCTCTATCATCAACACGATATATACGCATTTTAATCAACTATATCTATACAATTTGAATAAGAAGTAAAACCATTTTCTTTAATGACTTTTAGAACATTATTCACTCTTCCTACAAGTTCATCCTTGTGGGAGATGAGATATATATTCTTATTTCGTTCACGAGCCATCTTTTTTAGGATTGCAAGTGAATTTTCTACACCAGCAGCATCTAACCCGTTATCGATCAACTCATCAATAAACAATAAATTAATAGGTTGATATAGATTTTCCCACATATCACGAAACGCCCAACTCAAACTTAGAATAAGTCTGTTTCGTTCTCCTCTTGATAGATTATCAAAATCTAAATCTTGTCCAAGTTGAGTAATTTCTGTACTCAGATCATTTTGAAATGTTACTTGGTGTGGCAATCCTGTCTTATCAAGATAATAAGTTAGACGTTGATTTAAGTAACTTAAATTTTGATCTATAATTTTCTTACGAATAAATGAATCTTTATTTGTTAAAAGTTTAAGTAAGAACTCTTGATGGTCTTTTAGACTTGTAAGATCATTTACCTTAGTCCAATCGAGTTCTTGAACAGCAGTATTCTCAAGTTCATTTATTTGTTCTTGGTAAGGATCTACAGAGTTCTTAACTTCTTCAATTTTATTTTTAAGATTTTCTAAATTATTTTTATGATCATATGCATCTTCTACACGGTCGTAGAAAGTATTAGGACGAGCATTTATCTCTCCTATTTCTTCTAATGCCGTACCGATATCAACAAGTTTATCACTTACTTCTTTAAGATACTTTTCATTATCTTTAAGTTCTTTAGTAAGTTTTTTAACCATTTGTTCACGTTTTTCATCGTGAAGTGTTTGACCACAGGCATGACAATTATGGTCTTCGGTCTTTTTAAGATCTTTTTCGCTTTTATCTACTACTTTTTGTGCTTGGATCATAGCACTTTCAAGACTACTTTTTTCTTTATTAAGAGCCTTAATTGCGTCGTTATTTTCTAACCACAATTTTAATGCTTCGTGATTTTCGAGTTCGTTTTTAATATCAATTTCTTCTAATTGAGTTATTGCTTGATACATTTTATTACATTCGTCGTTTTGTTTATTATACCAAATTGACTGCTTTAGTTTCAAACTCTCAATAGTAGTTTTAATTCGATCATTACTTGCTTTTATTGCTTCAATTTTAGCATTTTCTTGAACAATATTATCTTTTGTAATCTTTACTTGTTCTTTAAGTAAGTCTGCTTTTTCAGATAGAACAGTAATACCGAGAAGTTGTTCAATAACTTCTCTTTGATCATTTGCTCTTAGACTCAAGAATGGTTCTGTATAGGTATTAAGTGCTACAATGTGTTTGAACATTGTATGTGTCATACCTATGAGATCATTAATTGCTTCTTGAGTTTTACGACTATCGCCTTGGGATTCGTCAACATCATCGATTTCTTGTTCGTGATCATTGACATAGAATTTTAAGAGGGTAGGTTTACGTCCTCGCTCAATTCGATAAGTTGTTCCATCTTTTTCAAAATTAATTGTAACCAACATATTTTTTTGGTTAATCTTATTAATTAAGTTGTCTTTTTTTATATTGGTAAGAGCTTGACCAAAAATGCTATAACTGAGAGCATTAACGATAGTAGTTTTACCAGTACCGTTTCTAGACCCATTATCATCTCCTCCTTGATCTAAGTTTTCTCCAAGAACAAGGGTTAGTTGCTCTTTTTCAAAATCAACTCCTTGAGTTTGATTACCCACACTCATGAAATTTTTAACGGTTAAATTCTTAATACGAATCATAAGTTGTTATAAATCTCCAGCAATATTTTACTATTATAGTTTTCACTCTCAATGTTTACAATCTGATTGGTAACAATTTGATCAACTGATTCAAAATTAGTAATTTCTAATGTTGAATTTCCTTCTAATTCTTTTTTCTCAGGAACAAGAGTACATTCTCTAATATCATAATTTCCCATAACAGTTTCTTTGATAAAGTTTGCTTCTTCAAAACTAATATCAATGTCTAGTGCTACACGTAGATGCATTTTAGATTTTAACATGGTATCCATGTTGTCAATTAATTGACTTAACTTCACAGTTCTATAAGTCGGCATTTTTGGCCAGTTAATATATTTTGGTGTCCCGCCCCATTCTAAAATCATCATACCACGGTCATCGTCTCCGGCATCGGCATAATTGTGAGGAAAGGCATTACCGATGTAATGAACATTATCTCTTGCCTGCCTATGATGGAAATGTCCTGAAAAAACAATTTCATTATTTCTTAAACTATCTACTTGTAATTCTCCATGGTCGGGCATTTGAACCATCGCGTTCATATAAAATAACGGTAGTTCAAAATGTCCAAACATGTATCGACTTTTTACCTTGGCTAAGTTTTTCCACTCGTCGCCTATAAGCCATGGAACTAATGCAACATCATCTATAACAGTAGGTTCAGTAATCATATTAACGCCAGGAATATGTCTACCAAATGCTACAGAAGTAACATCTCTTCGGTCTTTGTAATAGAGGTCGTGATTACCAGGAAAGAAAATGAAGTTGTCAAATGCCTTTCCTAGTTTCTCTAACGAAGACAAACCAGCATTCATGGTAGTAATATTGATTGTGTTTCGATTGTGGTTCCAATCGCCGCAGAATATTGCGGTATCACAATTTTCTTTCTTGGCAGTTTCTATAAACCAATCTACAAATTCTTCACAGTCATCATTATGAATCTTAGAATTACTTTTAAGGCCAAAATGGATGTCAGTCATCGCAGCAATTTTCTTGAAAAGATTAGCCATTTATATTTCCCATGCTTTGTAGCCGTTAAAAAAATTACCTAATTTAGTTTTTTGAATAATAGTATTAGCCCACTGGCCAGTTTGCCTTTGAAAGTCACTTTTACTTTTATAGTATAGCAGAGTACCATCTTCTAATTCAACTTTTATTTTTTTAGAAACTTTTTCTGCTCCTTTTATAGAATTCTTTTTATTGTTGTTGAGTAAAGTATCTCGATTATGTTTTTGCCAATTAGTAATACCTTTACTTTTTTTAGATTTTTCTTCTGGATTTTCTTTATAAAATTCTTTTAAGGTATTAGATCTTTTTTCATAAATCTCTTGAGTATGAAGATGTGCTGTTAACTTTTTTCTATCTTCTTTAGTAGTATTAGCCCACTTTATATTAGTGTTATAATCTTTTAATTTAGAACCTAATTTTTCTCTAATTTTCTGTATTTCATCTTCTGTAAGTTTTGAAAATCCCGTGTGTCCTAACCCATCTCCTCCTAGACTAGAATTAAGACCATTCTTAAAAGAATTATATTTTTCAATGTATTCGATTTCAGATAGTGCTAATGATCCTAAAGAAGAAAAAGAATCATCAATTACTTCATACTGACAATTTTCAATTCCTACTTCTTTCATGATAATATGGATTTTTCTTTTAGGATTATCTTTTAACGATTCTCGACAATGATCTTTCCATCTAGATTTCTTATATGTAGGTTTAGTATCAAACCCTATATATACTTTTCCGCCCGCTGTAATTTTATAGATAAACATATTTAACTCCGAAGTATATATTTATGATTATACACTTCGGATTAAAAATAATCAATCTTTACTTTTGTGCCGTTCAACCGCTTGATTCCATTCGTGATTACTTTGTCGTGTATAACTAGGATTAAAATTATTCATCTCAAGAATGTCATCACGAATGTTTTGATTCTTCTTTTCTATATTAATAACTCGAACAAAGCTATTAGTAACGGCGGCAGTATAATAAGCAAAAGGATTGTTTGATTTCGACTCATCGAATTGTAGTCCTATCTGTGTTAGTTGTAAAATTGCTTGTCCACGCATTTCATCGTTGTATGTGTAGCCTCTTACATTACTACGTGTAGCATATCTTTCGCATAATTTCATAAACATTTTTGCTAGTTTGTTAGTGAATTTTCCATGTTCTTTGGAGAAGTGACCATTTTCCATACCACCAATCCAGTGACTTTTCCCTACACAAATTAATACACCATTATCATCAAATTTCCAGTGTTGGAATGGAGGGAAATTTACTTTTTCGTGTGCATCTGCTCTAGTTTTAGTTTTCTTTTTACGACCAGGTGCTAAAGGAATATGATCAAAAGTCATAATGCGAAATATAATATCTCCCTTTTCTATTTTTCTATAGTCTATTTCACATTCGCTAAGTTTTACCTTTTTATCTCCTGCTAATTTTCTTCGTTCAAATTCTTTAGAAGTTAGTTTTTTTGCTTTATTTTTCTTTGCTTCTGCTATTGTACGTATGTTTATTTTTTCTAAACTTGGTAGTATTAAATCGTAATCGCTATAATTAGAATCTATGTAACTGCAATATGATATTTTACTTTTATGTATTTCTTCTAATAAATCTTTATTATTCAAATAATTTACTTTGGCCATATGAGATCTCCAAAAGTATTATAATATGAGTACTTAATTATTGCAATAAATATTTAAGGAGATTTATTATGGCTAATATACTTACAGATGCACTTGCTGGAGTTTCATCAACTATTGATTCTACAGGACAAGTCCTCAGTTCGATAGGCAGTTCTGTAACTGGTGGTTATTCTTCAACTTCAGTTAATACTGATCCTAACGCATTAGCAACTACTTTTCGTTCTAATGGAATTCCTGCAGGAGCAGAGCCTTCTTTAAGTACTGCATTTGTTTCAGCACAATATTCGAGTACAGCAGCATCAAAAGAGTGGAGAGTTAGAATTTCTTGTGATTTAATAGTAGAAAATAGTAATGTTTTTACTCCGTTTATAAACACTGATTTTAGCATGGTTTTTCCATATCTACCTCAGATAGTTATGAGTCATACAGCAAATTATCAACAAATGGATATTTCTCATGTAAACTATCCATTTTATGCTTATAGAAATAGCCAAGTTGATGAAATTCAAATAACTGGGAAATTTACAGTTCAAAATTCAGATGAAGCAGCGTATTGGATAGCCAGTGTACATTTTTTAAGAACTGTTACAAAAATGTTTTTTGGAACAGGACAAAATTTAGGAAATCCTCCACCTATTTGTATTTTAAATGGTTATGGAGATTTTGTTTATAATAATGTTCCTGTTATAGTTAAGAATTTTACAGTTAATATGCCTAACAATGTTGATTATATTGCATCTACAGCAGGCGGACCTGGATCTAGTGTAACATATGTTCCTACATCATCGGAAATTTCAGTAACAGTACAGCCAGTTTATAGTAGAACACAAGTTAAATCTTTTAATTTAAACGACTTTGCAAATGGTGTGTTGTTAGATCAAAATGGATTAGGATGGGTATAATGCCAGCAAAATATGCAAATTATAGTCTGTACTATCAAACTCCTAAAAATAAAAATTACTTAGATATATGGGTACCTAGGATAATACCTGCAGATCCTGATGACTATGCTTATAAAATACAACCTCAATATACACATAGACCAGATTTATTAGCCTATGATTTATATGGAACTTCTAGGCTTTGGTGGGTTTTTATGCAAAGAAATATTGATGTTATATTTGATCCTATAAATGATTTTCGTGCAGGAGTAATTATTCAATTACCAAAAAAGACACCTTTGTTAAAATCATTAGGATTATAATATGGCTTCGTCACTAACATCTAGTAGTACTGCTCTTTATCAGACTCAAGCTCAAGCACCTAATCCTTTAGATGACTTTCAGTCATTTAACAATCTTTTTACTCTTGCAGGATGTACTAAGCCACAAATTAACGGTAATAGAATTCAAAAAACTGATATACAAAACATAATTTGTAGATCACAAAGTATTGGACCCGATGGCGGAGTTCAAACAGATTTTGGAAGATTTGATTATTTTATAGATGATGTAACAATAGTTACTATACCTAGAAATAGCGATAAAACAGGCAATTCATTTGCAACAAAAATTTCATTTAAAGTTTTTGAACCATATAGTATGGGACTTTTTATGTTATCTTTAAGAACAGCAGGAGAAAGTTCTGGATACTCAAATTTTAAAGAGTCACCTTACATTTTTATGATAGAATGGATAGGATATATTGATAATGCACCAGGTGTTGCTACAGATAATTTAACAAGAATTATTCCTATTAAAATTATTGATGTTAAATTTTCTGTAGGAACTACAGGATCAACATATGAAGTAGAAGCTATACCTTATAATGAGTTTGGATTTAGAGAGCAATCAGTTAGAAATGTTTCAGACGTTCAATTATCTGGTGCTACAGTTAAAGATATTTTATCATATGGCCCAGGAAGTTTATTAAATCAATTACAAGGCCGATATAGTCGAGAAAAAGCAACAAAACATATTGAAGATTTAGATGAGATTGAAATTCAATTTCCTAACGACTATACAGATGATGATGGATCAAAAAATATTATCGGTGATTCGGAAGTATATGTAGATTATAATAATGGTGGAACACAGCCTTTTCCTGATCCAATTGCATCAAAATTGTGGTTTGAAGGAAAGCAAATTTATAGAACTTCTCAGTTTAAATTAGAAAAAGATAGAAATTGGCACTTTACACAAGAAATATCTATTCCTGACATTATTAATGAAGTTGTTATAAGAAGCAAGTACATAACTAATCAGGTAGTTGGAAGTAAATTTAAAACAGATGATAATGGAATGGTAAATTGGTATAGGATTGATGCTAGAGTACATGATGATCAAGAAGTTAAACAATTAGGAAGGCAAAAAAGAACAATCATTTATAGAGTTATTCCTTACAAAGTTCACATACATAGATTTCTTCCTCCAGGAGAAAAACCTGAAGTAGGTTTTGATAATTTAAGAAATACAGTTACTAGAGTTTATAATTATATCTATACTGGACAGAACACTGAGATTTTAAAATTAGATTTACATTTTGATATGGCATTTTTTACGCCAATATCTGCTGATATTACTAACAGAGTTGGACAATCAAATCCAGGAGGGAAAGGCATCACAGCAGGTGGACAAGAACCAAACTTTGTCTTTGGTAATGCTGATGTAACTGGAGGAACAAATCCGACTCCCCCAACTACGCCTGCATTAACAACTCCTTCTAGTAAAATTGGTACAACTGTTACACCTTCTTTTACTGAAATATCAAAAGAATGGAATCCGGTTGCAGTCGAAGCAGCACAAAGACAATATTTTTATAAAGGGCCAGGTGGATCAGGAACAGATGATGCTCCTACATCACAGGGTAGAACTATGTTTAAACTTTTAACTAATCCTGGAGATATGATCAATTTAAACATGGAAATTATGGGAGACCCTTATTATATTCCTACTAGTGGAATGGGAAGTCAGTGGATTGATAGAGGACAAGGAAATTCATTATCTGATGGATCAATGAATTACCAAGATAGTGAAGTTATGATAATTGTAAATTTTAGAACTCCAACAGACTTTGATCCTAACACAGGTCTTTACAACTTTGATACAGATATTGAGATGTGGAGTGGGCTTTATCAAGTAATACAAGTTGAATCTAAATTTAATAAAAATATGTTTACTCAAGTTATTGAAGGAATTCGTCTAAGGGCACAATTAGGTACTAATGCACAAACAATCTTTGTATATGAAAATAGCAATAATAGTGGTACACCTTCTACAAGTTCAGGTCCAACAACTCCTGCAAGCGGATCTACACCAACAACCCCTTCTTCGTCAACTCCAACAACACCTACAGGATAATAAAAGAATAATAATTATATAACAAGGATTAACAATGTCAGTAGACAAAAGAGCCCCCAATTTAATTAATACAACACTTCTTCCAAATCCNGGTCCTTATCTTGCAAGAATTGTTAGCAATACAGATCCTATGAAACAGGGTTCTTTAGAAGTTGAATTATTAAGACCTATTGGAAATCAAAAAGAAGCAACTCAACAATTATTTGTTGTAAGATATTTAAGTCCTTTTTATGGTTGCACTAGTGTAGATTTTATGGGAGCGTCACCATCAGAATTTAATGACACACAAAAAAGTTATGGTTTTTGGGCAGTTCCACCTGACGTTGGTGTTACTGTTATGGTTATTTTTGTTGATAGCGATCCGGGACAAGGATTTTGGATGGGTTGTGTTCAGGATGCATATATGAATTATATGATTCCTGGTATTGCCGGTAGCACTTATCCACAAGATCAATTAAGAGTTAGTTCTGATACAGATTGGTTAGATGTTACAGGAACAGAATCTCATTTTGGAACAACTTTTTTACCGGTGGGTGAAGTTAATAGACAAATTTTTAAAATGGGATCAAAATCACCAAATCCAGATGTAGAGGCTAATAAAAAACCAGTTCATCCTATTGCTGAAAGATTATTAGAACAAGGAACAATTAATGATCCTTATAGAGGAGTTCATACTAGTTCTGCTAGAAGAGAAAGTCCTAGCAATGTTTATGGATGGAGTACCCCTGGACCTATCGATAAAAGAAATGGTGCTAAAAAAGGTATGGTAGGTAGAGACAGTCAAAAAATTAACAAATTTGTTAGTAGAATGGGCGGTCATTGTATTGTTATGGATGACGGTGATGAAAGATTTTTAAGGAAATCGAGACCTTGGGAAGGTCCTCCAGAATACGCTGATTTAGAAAAAGGAGAGTCTGGATTAGTTGATTTTCCTAAAGATGAAGCATTTAGAATTAGAACAAGAAGAGGAGCACAAATTCTTTTACATAGTTCGGAAGACTTTGTTTATATTACAAATTCTAGGGGTACTGCTTGGATGGAATTTACATCTAACGGTAAAATAGAATTTTATGCTGCTGAAGGTGTTCATATGAGTTCAGGTGCAGACATACAAATGACTGCTGGTAGACATATAGCACAACAAGTTTATGGTAATCATGTTACTAATGTTTCAGGTAATACTGTAAATGCAACTAGTGGTGATCACAGTGTAAAAGTTACAGGAAGTTCTTTTCATCATACTGAAAATGATCATAGTACTATGGCAGGAAATCATTTGTATTCTGAAGGACAATCAGGAAACCATTTAAGAGGTGATTCTATTAATTTTACAGGTACAAGTTATGAATGGACTATTGCAGGTAATTTATTATTAAACGTTCAAGGAAATTTTGAAGTAAGATCGCAAAATGCTTTGATAACTTCAGATATGCAAACACATATTTTATCAGGTAGTGATACTAGAATTGCTGGTAGAGATTTACATCTATTAGCAGGACATGATGTAGTAATAAATGGTTATAATGATATTAATGTAAATGCTGATTCTAAAATAACTATGGCATCAGGTACACAAATTACACAAAAAACACCTTTGATAGTAATTCAAGGAACTGGTGCTATAGCATTAAAGGCCGGCGGCGGCGGATATATGTTACAATCTGCCGGAACATTAGTTTCAACATCATCTGGTAATACTGTAATAAATTCTGGATCAGAAGTTCATTTTCAAGATGGTAACAAATATTCTGTCAACGATGCACCATCTACTCCGTATCCTGCTAGAGAACCAATCGAAGCAGATCAAGCAACTGGTGCGCCAGGTATGCAAACAGCAGGTGGAGGTTATTCTACTCTTATTAGTCCTAATTGTTTTCCAGCAGAAGGGTGGGGGTCTTGTATTAATAAAAGAGTTCCAACTTGGGAACCTTTCCAACACGAGAATTTAAATCCAGCAAATGTTCATGTAAGATTATTAAATATGGATGACAAAAGAACTGTAGTATATCCAGATGGAAAACAATTTACTATAAGAACAGTTCAAGACCTTGATGGAATTTCAAATAGTTATGGCGGATATTCTGGAGGAAGACCAGATACATCAAAATATTCAAGACATGATGCTCCAAATTTAGCAAATTCCTACAATTCAAAACCATTAGATAGCAATTATACCGATGACTATCCACCAAATTGGACAAAAGATAGAGAATTCTTATCTAAAGCACAACAAATTGCACAAAGACATGGATGTACATTAGCAGAATTATTATCAGTATTTGCTGCCGAGGCCGGATTTACTATGAATCCAAGTATTCAAAATAGATATGGATATACTGGATTGATTCAGTTTGGAAATTCTGCGGCAGCATCGGTTGGAACCACTACTGGTGCATTAAGATCTATGACTAGAGCACAACAATTAGATTATGTAGAAAAATATTTTCAAAAGAATGGTAATCCACAAGGAGTAGAACAAATATATCTGTCTATTGCTGCTCCTGCAAAAATGAAAATTCCAGAAGGACAAGAAATCTACCCCACAGGTGGTAAAGCATGGGCTGCAAATCCTGGATGGAGAGAATATCCTAATGGTCCAATAACTAAAAGAGGTCTTAGACAGTTTATCGGATCAAAAAAAGGAAGAGTAGAAAGAATGTTACAAAGTGCTGGAATTAATTCAGGCGGTGGACCATCGTATCCAACTTCTCCTAGCTCTTCTGGTTCCAGTCCGTCAGGATCTGGATCAGTATCAGTTGGTCCTACTACACCACCATTAGTTCCTAGTCAGCAAGTAGGCAGTGGAACTAATCCAAAATAAAGGATAATTAATAATATGTCTACTGTAGGTTTTGAGAATATAAGATTAGGACCAACTACTACTGAAGGTCAACAATTACCGTTAACGTCTAGAACTTATAGAGGTTTTAGTACAGTAAGTACTACGATTGAAAACACTGTTTTATATGATTTAGAATTAATTAAACAAGATCTTATTAATAATTTTCATATTCGTAAGGGAGAAAAACTTGAGAATCCTGAATTTGGAACTATTATATGGGATGCACTCTATGAGCCATTAACAGATGGTCTAAAACAGGCTATAGTTACTGATGTATCGGCAATTGTTAATGCAGATCCTCGTACTCAAGTTGTAAAAAGTACTGTAACACAAGTAGACAATGCTATACAGATAGAAGTAACACTTATATATTTGCCATACAATATACAAGAAACCTTGCAATTTAAATTTGATCAAGCAAACGGTATAAGTTCTAATTAAACACCCACATATTTTCAATAATAAATAAAGAAAACAAGGTAGTTAATTCAATGTCAACAACCGGACGTCAACAGAATCTTTTTCTAGCCGAAGATTGGAAAAAAATATATCAAAAATTCAGCAATGCTGATTTCACAAGTTATGATTTTGAAAATTTACGCCGTGTAATGATTCAATATCTTAGGGAAAAATATCCTGAAGACTTTAATGATTATATTGAATCTAGTGAATACCTTGCCTTGATTGATCTTCTTTGTTTTTTAGGTCAAAGTCTATCTTTTCGTATTGATTTAAATGCTAGAGAAAACTTTTTAGAACTTGCAGAACGTCAAGAAAGTGTTTTAAGATTAGCACAATTAATTAGTTATAATCCTTCTAGAAACGTTTGTGCAAATGGATTATTAAAAATAGACAGTATTACTACAACAGAAGAAATTATAGATGCTAATGGTAGAAATTTATCAGGTCTAGTAGTAGTTTGGAATGATCCAACTAATAATAATTGGTTAGATCAGATTACAAGAATTATGGATTCTGCTATGGTTGCTGAAAATAATTTTGGCACGCCAATATCTCAGAGTGTAATAGGAAATATACAAACTGAGCAATATAAATTTAATTCTAATAATTCAGGAATTCCATTATTTAATTTTAGTAAAGCTGTAAATGGAGTAACATTACCTTTTGAAATTCCAAGTACAATTATTTCAAATGGATATATTGTTGAAGATGCTCCATTAAGAGGAAATAAATTTTCTTTCATTTATAGAAATGATTATAAAGGTTATGGGAGTGTTAATACTGGTTGGTTCCTACATTTTAGACAAGGTACACTTTTGTATAAAGAATTTAAAATGAATAGTCCTACAACTAATGAAATTGTAGATATTACTGATATCAATATTAATGATAATGATCTCTGGTTATACAGTTTAGATTCTTCTAATAATGAACAAACATTATGGACAAAGGTTCCTTCTATTACAGGAAATAATATCATTTATAATAGTCTTGATAAAACAATTAGAAATATATATCAAGTACAAACCAAAGCAAGCGATGCTGTTTCTTTATTATTTGCTGATGGTATCTTTGGTAATCTACCTAAAGGTAGTTTTAGAACATATTATAGAGTTTCAAATGGACAAACTTATTATATTAATCCTAAGGATATGGCTGGTGTTGTAATAACAATTCCTTATACTTCTAAAACAGGATCGGGTGAATCTTTAACAATTACATTATCTCTTAAAAATACAGTAACTACAGCCTCTGCCGCAGAGAGTCTTACTGAAATTAAAACTAATGCACCTTTAACATATTATACACAGAATAGAATGATCACAGGAGAGGATTATAATTTAGCTCCTCTTAGTGTAAGTCAAACAATTGCAAAAGTTAAAACAATTAATAGAACTGCTAGTGGAATCAGTAGAAATTTTGATTTAATTGATGCTAGTGGAAAATATAGTTCTATTAATATTTTTTGTACAGATGGAATCATTTATAGAGAACAAACAGAAAATAATTTTACCTTTACATTTAATAGTCGAACTCAAATAGATTCAATTTTAATGAATCAAGTACAACCGTTATTAGAAGCGGAATCAATGAGAGACTTTTATTATGAAAATTATACTAAGATAATTTTGCCAGATATTACTATTGCATTTACTCAAGTAACAACAGCAGTAAGTGAAAGTACTGGATATGTTACTAGTACATCAGATACTACAACACCATTTAAGGTAGGATCTTATACTGAAAATAGTTTAAAATATTTAGAACCTGGTGCATTAATTAAATTTATTCCACCGTCAGGATTTTATTTTACTCAATCTGGTACATTAACAACAACTGCATCGTCAACTACAATTGATAGAATTTGGACAAAAGTTGTAGCAGTAGTAGGAGATGGTACTGCTACTGGATTAGGAGTATTATCATCTGGATATGGTCCTATTGTGTTTGATAAAATCATTCCTTCTACAGCAATTATTAATCAAGTTATTCCTAAGTTTAATAGTGTTTTTCCAACAGACACATTATCAGTTGCCGTAGAACTTGTATTTAATAATAAAAATTTTGGATTAAGATATGATATTTCTACTAGAGCATGGCAAATAGTTTATGATAGAAATTTAGATCTATTAAATCCGTGGAGTCTTGGTAAGTCTGGAGATAATACGGGATCTAAATTAGATGCTAGTTGGTTAGTTGCTTTTGAAACAGATGGAACAACATATACTGTTACATATAGAGGTCTCGAATATTTCTTTTCTTCTATACTTGAAAATAGATTTTATTTTGAT